TTGAATTATTACTTGAAGATTATGATTAATGACTAAAAAACAGCAGAATAGTCCTGTTTCTTTAATTCATGTAGATAAAAAAACTACCATTGGTGATGGAAGAATATCTACTTCCTCAATGAATAAACACAAAAGAAGAAGTTTTAAAAAATATATAGGTCAAGGAAGATAATGGCAAAATATCAAGGTAGAGAAGTTAAACTCAACAAACCCTTTAGAACACCTAGCCAATCAAAAAAGTTTGCAGTCTATGTCAAAGACAGAAAGACTGGTAATGTCAAGAAGGTCAGATTCGGTGACCCCAACCTCTCCATTAAAAAAAATATTCCTGAAAGACAAAGAAGTTTCATGGCTAGATTTAAACCAATCCTATCCAAAGTCAGAGGACAAAAGAATTTAACACCAGTTTACTGGGCTATTGAAAGTTGGAAAAAAGGCTTTAAGTTGTAAGAGTGCCATTAACCGACATTCAAAGAAAAGTTGTAGAATCTAAAGCAAGATTCAGGATAGTAATTGCTGGGAGACGCAGTGGTAAATCCTATGTGTCGATTAGAGAGTTAATTAAACACGCATCTCCAATTGAGCAAATATGTTGGTTTGTGAGTCCTACTTACAAGATGAGTAAGACTATTGGTTTTGAACCAACCAAGAAAAGATTAATAGAATTAAATTGGGTCAAATACATCAATGAGACAGAACTGAAGATAGTTCTGAAGAATGACTCAATCATAGAATTTAAAGGTGCTGAGAAGTTTGACAATCTCAGAGGTAGAAAAGTTCATTTCTTAGTGATGGATGAATTTGCCTTTATAGACGAAAGAGCTTGGACAGAAGTGCTAAGACCTGTTGTTTCGGACACCTTAGGGAAAGTTTTATTCTGCTCTACTCCTCAAGGATTTGGGAACTGGTCTAGAGACTTGTATGTCAGAGGTCTAAGTGAAGATAATTGGGATTCATTTAGATTTACAACAGTTCAAGGTGGGCAAGTTCCTGAGTCTGAAATCATTCAGGCTAAAGAAGATTTAGATGAAAGAACTTTTAGACAAGAATACGAAGCAAGTTTTGAAACCTTTGCTGGAGCTGTCTATTATAACTTTGATAGAGAAGAATCAGTCAAGAAAATAGAATTGAAAGAAATGCCAATAGGAATTGGTATGGACTTCAACATAGAACCTTTTTGTGCTGTTTGTTTCCAGTTAATCGGAGAGCAAATACACATCTTTGATGAGATTATTTTATATTCATCAAATACAGATGAAATGGTTCAAGAAATTAAAAACCGATATAAATATCCTATTGTTGTTTTTCCTGACCCAGCAGGTAATCAGAGAAAGACTTCAGCAGGGGGTAGAACAGATATTAGTATTTTACAAAATGCTGGATTTAAGATTAAAGTGAGACACGCACATCCAGCAGTCAGAGACAGGATTAATGCAGTTAATTCTAGACTGAAGAACTCACAAGGGAAAAGAAATATTTTTATTGACCCTAAGTGTAAGAACTTAATAACAGCTTTAGAAAAGCACCAATACAAAAAAGGAACTTCTGTTCCTGACAAAGATGGATATGACCATATAACAGATGCCTTAGGGTATGCAGTTGAAATGCTGTTCCCCATTAGGAAAGAACAAGATTATTCGCAACCAATGAGATGGAGTTAATTTAAATGGAAAGAGATGATTTAGTCAAAACACATAAGCAATATAAGCTTAATGATAAAAAATGGGATTTCTTTATCAGGAGCTACTATGGTGGTTTTGATTATAAAATGGGTGGGTATCTAACCAAGTATGTTCTTGAGAGAGATGATGAATACGAGGATAGATTAGCTAACACTGCTATAGATAACCACTGCCGAAACATTGTGCAGGTATATTCTTCTTTCCTCTTTAGAATCCCACCAACAAGAGAATTTGGTTCATTAGTTAATGACCAAGCTTTAGATAGTTTTTTAAGAGATGCTGATTTAGATGGTAGAAGTTTTGACTCTATCATGAAAGAAGCACAAGTTTATTCGTCTGTTTATGGACATTGTTGGATGCTTTTAGACAAGCCACCAGTAGAAGCAAAAACACGAGCAGAAGAATTAGGAATGGAGATTAGACCTTATCTTTCTATTTTTACTCCTGAGAATATTTATGACTGGAAGTTTGATAGAATGATGAATGGTAGATACGAACTTTCTTATCTGAAGATTAGAGAATCTTATGATAATGAGTTTGCTTATTTTAAGATTTGGACTAGAGAATCTATAAAAACCTATAAGCTTCCGATTGATGATGACAAAGGAACTTTAGTAGAAGAAATGTCTAATCCTTTAGGTAAGATTCCAGCAGTTATCTTATACAATCAAAGAAGTCCTGAGAGGGGTGTTGGTATCTCTGATTTGTCAGATGTTGCAGAAATGCAAAAGGCTATTTACAATGAGTTATCCGAGATTGAACAATTAATTAGAATCTCTAACCATCCTTCTTTAGTGAAAACACCTAATGTTCAAGCTAGTGCAGGAGCAGGTTCTGTTGTTCAGATACCTGAAGATTTAAACCCAGCTCTCAAGCCTTATCAGTTACAACCGAGTGGAGCTAACTTAGATGCTATCATGAAGTCAATTAACACGAAGATTGAGTCCATTGATAGAATGACTCACATGGGTTCAGTTAGAGCTACAGCGACTGGTGTCCAGTCAGGAGTAGCATTAGAAACTGAATTTCAACTTTTAAATGCGAGACTTTCTGAGAAGGGTGATTTATTAGAATTAGCTGAAGAACAACTTTGGAAGTTTTGGGCTATGTGGCAAGATAGAGAATTTGATGGAGAAATAAAATATCCAGACTCATTCAACTTGAGAGATTGGACTTCTGACTTACAGTATCTCATGACTGCTAAAGCATCAGGTATTAGAAGCTCAACATTCCAGCAAGAGATTGACAAACAGATTGCATCTCAAGTTATTGATGATGATGAAGTTATTAATATAATTCATCAAGAGATTGAACAAAATGCAACTGTAGGAGACTTTGGTTTAACTGAACCAGAACCAGCAACCATTCCTGAGGTTTAATGGCAAAGTTTAATGACAGGTTTACTAGAACTAGAGATAAGATTCTCAATGACCTTGCAGACAATCATGAACGCAGGTTATTTGAAACTCTAGAACAGCTAGAACAGAAAGTAGTTAATGCTGTTAATGAATTACCTAAGAGACAAGGTAAATTATTTGATACTAGACTCGCTATTGAGATTAGACCTAAGTTAAAACAGTTTATAGAAGAAACATTCTCTAAAACAATTGATACCAATATTAGAGAATACGATAGAGCAGTTTCAACCATCTTAGGTATTTATGGTGAACTTCCTATCCCTAAGAAGTTTAAGTTTTTAACGGATATCAATAAAGAAGTTATTGCTAATCTGAAGAAACAAACATTTCAAGGATTCCAGTCACTAGCTAATGAATATCTAGATGATTTAGCGAATGAAGTGTATCAAAGCACAATAGTTGGAAAACCTTTTAATGAAATAGTTAGAGACCTAAAACAAAAGATAAATGGAATCTATGCTTCTACAGATAATGAGAAAGCAGAAGAACTAACTAACTTTATTAAAGAAAACAAGTTTAAAGCTTCAATGAATAGCAAAGTAGATGAAGCAATAAGTGAACTGCAAAAGATATATTTGAATCAAAGAACAGGAGATAATTTCTCTCGCTATACTAGACAGATGGCACATGATTCTTTAATGCAGTTTGACGCAAATTTTAATATGGAAAAAGCTAGAGAAGTGGGATTGACCCACTTTGAATACTCTGGAAATATTATACGAGATTCTCGTGATTGGTGCATCTCTCATGTCGGCAGAATAATGACAGAAGATGAAATCCGAGAAGAATGGGAAAACAATAGCTGGGCAGGAAAATCCAGTGGAGACCCATTCATTGTGAGAGGTGGCTACAATTGTAGGCATCACTGGGTAGCAACCGACCCTGACTGGTTAAACGAATAAACACTCAGAAAGAGGTGACAAATGTCTGACAGGACTGAAAATATGGTGAACAATAGTGCTGATGAGCCTAGTACAGTGGAACAGCAAACCGAGCAAAAAGAAACAAAACAAGAATCTCAAGAAAAGATGCTTCGTCAATCTGATGTAGAAAAACTACTTCATAAAAGATTGAAGGAAAAAGAAGAATCAATCATGGGGTCTCTGGGAGTTTCTCTTGATGAAGCTAAAGCAATTATCAAAGAAAGAGAAGATAAAGAGCTTGAACTTCAAAAAAGGCGAGGGGAGTTTGATGAGGTATTAAAGAAAACAGTAAGTAAGAAGGATGAAGAAATAGCATCAATTAAAGCTGAATTATATAAGCTTAGAGTTGATGATTCTCTTTTAAATTCTGCTTCTAATCACAAGGCAATTAAACCCCAACAGGTAACTAACTTACTCAAGAGTAATGTGAAGTTCGAAGAAGGGAAAGCAGTTGTTTATAGTGATGATGGTGTTAAAAGATACAGCGACAATGGAGAACCTCTAACCATAGATGAGCTGGTGAAAGAATTTCTAGACACAAATCCACACTTTGTTTCTCCTACTCCTAGTGGGTCAGGAACAAGGTCAGCGATTGGTGGACAACAACAAAAAGAAATGAGCATAGCAGATTTAGATATGTCGAATCCTGAACATAGAGAAATCTATAGAAAGATGAGAGTCAAAAATGCTAATGCTTTTGTCAAATAATCACAAAAGGAGAAAATAAATGGCAAACGAAATAACAAGTTCTGTCGGTTCAGAACTATATACTAATATACTACAGGAAGCTATCTTCACTGCACAAGAGAAGTCAATCATGCTTCCTCTCGTAACTGTTTACGATATTTCAGGACAAGCAGGTAAAACTGTTCAAGTTCCGATTTATCCAACAGTATCTGCATCAGCAGTAGCTGAAGGTTCAGACCTTGCTAATACTGCGATTAACCCATCAGAAGTAACAATCACTGCAAGTGAGCAGGGTGTTATGGCTTCTATTTCTGACCTAATGAGAGAATCAGCAGGTAGAAATGTTGCTCAAGATGTTGGAAGAATCTTAGGTGAAGCAGTAGCGAAGAAAGCTGACGAAGATATCACAGGTCTATTCACAGGATTATCAACTTCTGTTGGTTCTGCTGGAACTGAATTAACTGCTGACTTAATCTTCAAAGCAGTTGCTGAGTTGAGAGTTGATAATGCTCCATCTCCATTCTATGGTGTATTCCACCCAAAAGCTATCTACAACCTAAAGAAAACACTTGCTAACGCAGGTTCTGTATCTGCTCTATCAGATATCGGTAACGAAGCTTTAAGAACTGGCTATGTTGGTCAGATTGCTGGTGTTCAATTATTTGAATCAGCAGTTATCAGCATTGACTCAAGTGATGATTCTATCGGTGCAGTATTCTCACCAAAAGCATTTGGTGTAGCATCTAAGAAGGGTCTAACAATTGAAGAAGATAGAAATGCTTCCGCAAGATTAACTGAGTATGTAGCGACTGCCACATGGGGAGTAGCTGAATTAGTTGATGCTTATGGAGTAAAAGTAATTTCTGACTCTGCATTATAATTATAACTAAACCTGAGGGGGATTTATTCCCCCTCTTTAACCAGTTTCACAAAGGAGATTTATTATTATGGCTATGTCCACAGATTCCGACCTTCAAGAATATGTTCCTGATATTTTAAGCTTTGGTATTAATGCATTTACAGATGAACATGCAAAGGCTCAATCAGACATTGAAAGAAGATTAAGAATAGATTGGTGGGAAAGATACAAGAACAGAGACTACAGAGATATCTCTAGACTTGTGCCTGAAGAAATGGATGCTAGTAAATTAACTGAATCTCAATTTACCAGATGTGCTGTCTATAGAGTCTTGTCTGAATATGCACTTCCTAAACTAACTAGATTTAATCCTGAAGGACAGGAAGATAGATTCCAAGTCATGATTAAACACTATTCAGAGAAATTTGAAAAAGAGTTTCAACAAATTTTATTTGATGGGGTAAATTATGATGATGATGGAGATTCTATTATTCAAAATGATGAAAAGGAAGCTATCCATTCACTGCGATTAGTGAGATAGATGGAACTTAAAGTCAAGATACAAGACAAACAAGTTAAAAGATTCTTTGATAGACTTAAAGCAAGAAAACCAACAGCTTTTAAGAAAAGTCTATTAGAAGCATCACAATTCCAAAGAGGGAACATCTCAAGAAGAACTCTTAAAGGATTAGACTTTCAAGGGAGAAACTTTGCTCCTTATACACCTGAATACGCAGACTTTAGAAGGCAAGCAGGCAGACCCCTGAGACCTGACTTGAACTTTACTGGTCAGATGCTTGGAGCTATGACTATTGAAGCTTCACCATCTAGAGGTAGAATATTCTTTACAAGAACTGCCGAAGGTACTAAAGCATTGGGAAATGACAAAAAAAGACCATTCTTTGCTATTAGTAGAAAAGATGAAGTAAAGATAGCAGAAATATTTGTAGATAGATTATTGAAAGAATTAGGAGTTTAAATGAGTAATAGAGAAAACATAGCTAGTAATATTATTACAGTATTAGATGCTATGACCAGTCCAGTTGAACTCAAGAAGATTACAAGAGAGCCTTTTCAACCTGATGAAATTTCTGAACAGCAATTTCCAGCAGTGTATATCTCCTCAGGAGACGAAGAAAGAGAAGATATCACGATTGGTGATGGTTCAACTAGGAGAGAAGGTAGAATAGATTATGTTGTTGTTGGTTATGTTAAAGGAACTGACACAAACATAGACACTAAAAGAAATCAGTTAATAGAAGCTATCGAAGAAGCTCTAGATGCTGATAGAACGAGAAATGGTAATGCACTTGACACTCAAATTATTGCGGTTTCTTCAGATGAAGGAACTATCTTCCCTTATGGTGGAATAAACATGACTGTCAGAGTTACTTATCAGTTTATAAGGGGTAACACATGAACAATAGGATTCGTCTCTATAAAGGAGACAGCGAGATTGAGATATTTGTTGAGCATTTAACCAAGTATCTTAATAATGGATGGTCAGAAATGAAAGACCAACCAAAACCCAAAAAGTCTAAAAAGAAAGACCCAGTTTGGGAAGTATTAAAAGAAGAAAATGACATACAAAAGGAGAATGAATAATAATGGCAACACATACAGGTAGCGAAGGTGTAGTTTATAATGACACCAATCAGGTAGCTGAAGTAAGAAGCTTTTCGATAGATGAGGTAATGGACACTATAGAAGATACATCTATGGGTGACTCAAGCCGAAGCTATAAAGCTGGATTAAAACAATTTACAGCAACAGTATCAGCATTTTGGGATGAAACCGACACTAATGGTCAAGGTGGATTTGATGTTGGTTCAGAAGTAACTTTAAAACTATATCCTGAGGGAAATGCTTCAGGTGATACATACTATTCAGGTACTGCATTAGTAACTGGCAAAACTATCAACTCTAGTTTTGATGGTATGGTAGAAGCTGAGTATAGCTTTCAAGGTTCAGGAGCATTGACAGAGACAACAGTTTAATATATTAATTTTGTATGTCTGTTCTTGATAAAGCAAAAGAGCATTTCAAGTCTCTTGAAGTAAAAACAATTGAAGTGCCTGAGTGGGGTTTAGTAGGTGATGAATGTATTTATGCTAAACCCTTCACTCTAGCAGAAAAGAAAAAGCTTTTCAAAACAACTACAGAATCTGATGTTTCAGTCCTAGCTGATGTTCTTATTATGAAGGCTATGGATAAACAAGGTGAACCCATGTTTACCTTAAAAGACAAATTAGATTTGATGCATGGTGTTGATGCTGATGTCCTCTCGAGAGTCGCAAATGAAATCATTACACCATCTACTCACGAAGAAGTAAAAAAAAAATAAATTCTGACACAGAGCTATTCTGTATTTACGCACTAGCTGATAGACTACATAAAACAGCATCTGAGATTGAACAAATGTCAGTTGATGAGTTTATGCATTGGTTAGCTTATTTAGAAATAACACAGGAAAAACAAAAACAAAATGGCAAGACAAATCCAAATAGATATCCTCGCAAATGATAGGACTAAACAAGCCTTTAATAGTGTTAAGAAGAATACAGATAACACAAAACAAAGCTTATTAAGTTTTAAGAATATCCTAGTCACTGTTGCGAGTTCTGTTGTTATTAAACAGTTTTTAGATTTATCTAATGCTTATCAGAATTTACAAAACAGATTAAAATTAGTTACAACCTCAACTCAAGAACTTTCTTTTGTTCAAGAGAAGTTATTTGAAGTAGCTCAAAGAACACGAGGTGGTTTTGCAGAAACAGTAGAGCTTTATCAGAAGTTAGCTTTACAGGCTAAAAACCTTAGTTTAAGACAGCAAGACTTAGTTCAGATTACTGAGAATGTTAATAAAGTTATAGCGATTGCTGGTGTCGGCTCAGCTCAAGCATCTGCTGGTCTCTTACAGTTATCTCAGGCTTTTGCTTCAGGAAGATTACAAGGTGATGAATTTAGAAGTATTTCTGAAAACATTCCACCTTTATTAGATATCTTTGCAAAGCAATTAGGAGTTACTAGAGGAGAACTAAAGAAATTAGGTTCTGAAGGTAAGATTACTTCTGATGTTATTGCGACTGCCTTATTAAACAATACAGAAAAACTTAATTCACAGTTTGGTCAATTATCTCCAACTATTGGTCAGGCTACTGTTACTGTTGGAAATAGTATTTTAAATCTTGCTGGTCGATTTAATGAAGCCAGTGGATTCTCTGATTTATTCGCTGAGAGTTTAATAAGATTATCTCAGTTAATAGATGGAGTCTCAGAAAAAAAAGATAAACTTACTACATTTTTTGATGCTGTAGAAGAAGGGATA